AAGGAATATAAAGCATGAATTGGATATTAATATCAGTGATTTTATTTTTAATATTGCTTTTATCGGCAGCACTTAATATATTTTTGCTGTGGTATGGGTGGAAATCTATACAACAAATAAAATATTATGATGATGAATTAACAGAAACCATGACTGTTATTCACAATTTTACAAATCATCTTAAATCCGTATATGAATTAGAAATGTTTTATGGGGACGAAACATTGAGACACTTATTACGACACGCACAAGATTTGACCGAAGCGTTTGATGAGCCTAATTTATATGCGGAAGATGACATAACAGAAGAGGAATTTATCAATGACGACATCACAGAAAGTCGCGCCAAAGAAGAAAAGGCGCCGCAGGATCCGCAGAAGCAAAAATTCAAAAAATTATTTCACACAAATTCACGAAGACGCAATTAATGAATATAATCTTCCAGAGACCACCTTCAAAAGAAGGGAAGAATTATATGTCAAATTATTGCAGCCAGTATTTAGTCAATTAGTCGATAAGATTGTTTTCACATATAGATTTACAATTTTACCAAATATTGAGGTACTAAGAGACGAGTGTAAAATTTGGTTGATTACTGTTTTAAATAAATTTGATCCCTCCAAGGGATCAAAAGCCTTTTCATATTTTTCAGTCATAACAAAAAATTGGTTTATACAGCAGGTTAAAAAAAATAAGAAGAAAAATCAAAGAGAAATAGAACTTTCTGAACTTTCGAGAGAGCTTGAATTAAGGCACGTTTCCACCACCAACGATTATGATGAGACTAGGGAAAAGGATGAGTTTTGGAAGCATCTTTGGACTGAAATAGAAACATGGGATACCGATAAATTGAAGGAAAATGAGAAAAAAGTCCTTGAAGCTGTAAAAATCTTACTAAGTTCGCCAGATGATATAGAAATTTTTAATAAGAAAGCTATTTATTTGTACATGAGAGAAATTACTGGCTTGAACACAAAACAGATTGTAAACTCTTTGAATAGAATGAGAAAAAAATATAAAACGTTCAAGACAAAATGGGATCGGGGAGACTCATGAATGAAAAAAACAGAAAAATATATTGAAGAAGCCATTAAAAATATTAGAGATGACAGAGATATAACTCGTCGTCTTCTTGATGACGTGATGGTTTATCTTAGTAAAAGTGAAGAAAGACATAAGGAGGTTGGATTAACCGCCGCCAAATATGTCGAGACCCTCCAAAGATCAAACGAACAATTGGTTAAAATTTCCACTCTTTTACAAAAAAAAGAATCAAAACAAGTCGGTTTAACTCTCGACGATAAACGAGATATCTTTGATTTAATACAGGGAGGTGCAGAAGAGGATGGCAATTGAGGATCGATACAAACGCGCCATGCAAAATACGGATGTGTTAAACCCGAGAAATTCAAAGGACAATGCGCCAAAGCCTCAGGTTTATGAAGAACAAGATCTCTTTATTTCCATTGCAGATCATCACTATACCGATGTTCGTAGAGATTTCCAAGCAGAAAAGTGCGTCGGCCTGGGGAAACTACGCAGGATGAATCGTATTGAAGTTGCACAAACTAATGGTGGTACACCCTATCACATGCCCGACTTTTCATATTTTGCATTCGATGCCAGAAATCCAGCCTCTTCCGATGCTGCCTGCCCAGATCCTTATATGCAGCCAGTCGACGATGGCCGTTTTCCTGCCAACTTTAAAAGAGATCTCTGTAAACAGATCTCCTCCACTGTTGAAATGAGAATAAATGAGGATCCAGGCGATAAAGACTATGCTGGTACGGTTTGCGGAGTTTCTAGTGGTATTACTGGAAGGGCGAATGGCAGCACATCTCGTCTCCAATTCCTGGACACCCAAACTCCGAATTCGGTGCTCAAGCCAGATTTTTATTATGGCCCAGGCGCCACAACCCGCGCAGAATTTAATTCGGGGCGCGCGGTGCTCAAGCCAGATTTTTATTATGGCCCAGTCGCCGCAACCCGCGCAGAATTTAATTCGGGGGGCCCCCCGTCGCCCATCCCACCAGTCGGGCCCATGCCCCCTTCTAATTTGGGCCGCGCCGCGATGATGGCGGCCATAGACGAAATCGGGCACGGAGACGTGCCACCGAAAAGCGACGAGGGCCCAGATATTCAGAAGTATTTTAGGGATTGCGGCCGGAAGACTTGGGCTTCCGCCCCCGCTGCCGCTGCTTGTGAACCGAACAAGCTTACGGGTACAGCTTACGGGTACCCCAGGCCACGGGGCCCAATGGTGCGCAGCATTTATATCTTGGGCCTATGAAGAGGGCGCCAGAAAGCTGGGTAAAGCCCTCCCCTTTGAAAGACACGAATCTGTTAAACATTTATATTATCATATGATCGGCACCCAGTATTGGCCGGCGAGCGATAAAGAACCAATCGATAGGCATAAAGACGCGACAATTATTCCGGGAATTGCTTTTTGGGATCCAAATTTGATTCAGCCGGGAGATCATGTGTCTTTTTATGGCCATTCGGCCATCGAGGGAAATTGGGGCTCGAAAGTCAGAAAGGTCACCCGTGATTTGGCGGAACATAAAATAGGCGCAGAACATATGCTGGATTTGTCGGAACAAGTGGGTTGGAATATCCGAGGATTCGTCAGACCGCCAGATATATAAAAGGAAATCATGTCACAAAAGTCACCAACTTGGTACCCAGGCCAAAGAAAAAGTCCAAATAATCCAGATCTTTCAGAAGAAAAAGTCCAAATAATCCAGATCTTTCAGAAGAAACTAAAAGCTTAGTCGATGCTAGCTATGGAAACCTAAAGGTGACCACTAACGGCGCCAATTTTATAAGCTTGCAGCCCAAGTTTGTCTCTCTTCGAAGAGCTAAGGTTATTAAAAAATATGATTCTTGGATCGTGTTGAGCGGCGATGCTCCATTTGGACCTGGAACCGGTTATTCTAAAATCACACCGAAATGTGCAACGATTGATTTGGTTGTGGGTCGAATGGCCTCCGTTAGCGATGCTAGCAATAATCCTAAAGGTTATGTGATGAATAGCTTCAAGAACGATGCATCGAGAATTTATATTTCACAAAGAAGTGATATAGATAAGATTTTGAATATAGCTCCCGGAACAGTTCAAAATCCAGAAGGAAAATCAGCAATTGCCCTAATTTCAGACTCTATCCGATTATATGGTCGAGCGGGAATTAAGCTTGTAACCGCCGAGCAAGGAGAGAGTCTAAGTGACAGCGGCGATGTTAAAACAATACCTGGGATCGACTTAATCGCGGGCAACAATGATGCCGACATGCAGCCGATTCCAATGCCGACATGCAGCCGATTCCAATGGGTAAAAATGTCGCCGGGGCCCTAGATAAAATTACCAAAAGAATCGGAGAATTGTGTAGCATTATTAATGAATTGTGGGCCGCACAGCAGTCTTTTGCACAAAAATTAGCTATGCATACTCATGATGTTCCCGGCGTGACTCCGGGCCTCGGCGCCGCGAAAAGTATCCCATCAATAGATCTTGCATCAGCCGTACCCCCATATATTCAAGCCATGGTAGAACAACAGATAAATGCATTTAGAACAAAAACAAATGCCGAAGTTATACAGTGGGTCGAAGATAACGAAATGGGATACGATTCTATTAATAGCCAGCACAATAGGACAAATTAATGGATGACTTGTTAAGAGAAATTCTCGATAAATTATCGATAAAACTATCTGGCGACATATTAAGCTCAGCCGACCTTTCTGATATAGACGACGAAGTTCTTGAAGCATTCGATGATGTGGTCCATTGGCCTTCGTCCTCTGAATTCAAGGGCTTGTCGGATGAGGACATCTCCGATATGTACCGTAACCGTGTATCAAACGCGATGAACGATGTCCTAACAAGTGAAAAAGATTCTCTTTTAAAAGTATTAAAATCACACATAATAAAACAAATTATTGATTCAGAAACAGATGAAGAAGCAATTAGAAATATTTTAGCACTAATCGACACAAAAGAGGAAAATTCACCTTTATTCTTTTCGTTTTTTCTTAATTTGCCTGGTGCTCTTGAAAGTATAATTTTCAAATCCAGCGGATACGTCGGGGCTGATTTAGAAGAGATTATAGAATTTTTTAGGGAAAAACTAGATCTTTCAGAGTTTTTGCCAGATTATTTCTATGAGCCTTTTGATTTTGTGGAACTTCTTGGTGATGACGCAATTGAGTTTTTTACTTTTATTTCTGACAATAGGGCGGTCCTCGGCTTAAGCTCTGCCGACCTTCTCCACATCGCAGAAATTACAAATCAAACTTTTCTGATATTTAAAGCAGAATTTGGAGAAATATTTGGTGAATCTACATGTTCATTATTAGACGAACCCGAAAAACCACCCACCCAAGCTTTAGAAGAGGATCCTTGTACCACTGCAAGTCTCTCAACAACACCCCTCCCCCCAGATTGGACTTCGGCAGATACAGATCGTGTTTATTATAACGAAGATACTTGCTCTTATTGTTTGGTTTACAAGACAACTTATATTAAAACGGGAGGCCCCGATCTGGAAAACAGAAAAGAAGAAAGCAAGATCCCGGCCGCTCAAAAAATTCTTGATCTTTTAAATAAAGAATATACCGAGGAAGAGTTCACTGATATTATATCTTCGGTAACTGTTAAAAATTATTATCTAAGTCCCAAACCGTTTATAAAAATGATATTCTTGGTTGAAATACCAGCTGGAAAGATCAAAGATTTAAAAACAATTGAGGTAAAAGAACAGGAAGAGGGCACTTTTGTTGAATATTATGCTTTAGATTCTTTTTCTAAAAATATAGAAATATTAGCAACCAAATTAAGATTCTATCAATCACAATATGTCGCGGCAATTTTTCGTGGAGGCCCCCAATATGAAAATTTAAATTTCTTTACCGAAGCAGATTATTTATTTCTTTTTAGAGAAAATTTAGTTTCCCTGATGGCCGCTTCTGATGCAAATCCGGATGAATATCTGGATCTTGGTATCGAGTTTGTTCTTGGTTCATATGAAATAAAGAGTATTTTCCTGGCAAAAACAGGATTCTTAAATAAAGAACTTATGAATGGATTTCAAGAGTTTTCTACAAGTGAGCCGCAGAATAGATCGACCACAATGAACTTCATAAGCAAGCTTTCAGATATCATATTCGATATACAGTCTCAATCATATGATAAATTTGTTGATAAATATTATTATCCCACGATTATTGCACGACCGCCCGCCGATCCTACTGATAGTAACGCTTTATTAAAAAAAATAGGAAGTCTTTCAAAAGATCTTTTGACGAGCGAGACTTTATATGCGATGTCCTCAACTCCATGTTTGACACAAGAGGAGGTGGATAAACGTAATAAACAAATAAAAAAAGAAGATTCGGACGGAAAGTTAAGCAATTTCGCAGATAAATATAGTATCTCTGTTGAAGATGCTTTTTTCGCATCAATGCCCGATATTCTTAAAAGGATAACCAAAGAACAAGGCAAAGGCGCCCTAAATGCACTGGGGAGAGAATTTTTGGGAAAGCTTGGGGTTTGTGGCTTGGGCGATATTCTGGGAATGTTGGCAAATACTGCTTTTAGTTTCCTCAGTTTGGCAGAATATAAAGCAGCGATTGCAGAATGTGCTTTATCAAATCTAAAAATGGAGTGGTTAGAAAAATCCTATCCAAAACTTTTAGCTCTGGACAACGGCTTCGACATCAATGCAAAATACACAGAGATAGTTGGGGATTATCTTTTGCCGTGGGAATATCTACCGCAAGATTATCGTGCAGGTAGAAAAAGCGGCGGTGCTGTCTATTCGATAGGCTTAATCGATGGAAGTGCACCTTTGGAAACGCCCACTACACAGTATTCTCAAGGAGATGCTCCACCGACTATGGATGCTGAAATAAGATTCCGCGCCCTAAAAGACGCAATTAGCCTGACAATTGATATAAATGATTTATTTGATTATTTAAAAAATCTTCCTGGTAATGGATGGATGAAATTTTTGGTGGAAGGAATGCAGGTAGCCTTAGAATCTTGCGAGATTCCCACCATTGGTACCCTTAGTATAGGCGCAAATTGGTGTAAAGAAACACCAGACGGCAAAAAGAAAAAAATATCATTTCCAAAAATTCCAGAATTAAAAAATACACCCTCCGCGCTTGATTTTATTGTTAATAGCGCGCTAAACTTAATTATAAATTTGGCTGTGAAAACAATAACAGAAATTTTAAATAATATATTTCAACAATTGGCGTCAAGCATATCTGGCACAAAGAACTTTTCTGCATCTGGCGCAGAAACTTCCGAAAATACTCCTCCCATATACATAAATGAGGAAAATTATTTTAGAAATAAAATAAAAGATGCATCTCCAGATCTAACGGAGCAGCAGATTTCCGAGATATATATGAGTGTTTTGGCTAAGGTTTTTGGCCAACAAATATCTGTTTCTCAAATAACTACCGAAGAAATGGTTTTCTTTTTGGATACTGGCCTTTCTCAGCTTTTAAATGAGTTTGAAAAAATAAATTTGTTGGAAGGAGGCATTGATAATAATGTGTTCGAGGCAATTCTTGATTTGGTCGAGAATACATCTCTGGCCAATTATTTCAGCAAAAAAAGCAACATAGTTGCATATTTTCAGGAATTGTCTATACATCTTGATATTGATGAGATAAACGATGATTTTTTAAAATCTCTGCAAGCGCCCGTTTCCACTCCTTACGACGGCGTTTGGTGCACCACGCCCGATTCTGGTTTTTCAAATGCATTGGCGACAAAGGATGACACTGCCAGTGAAGAACAGCAGTCGGAAATTTTAAATCAAAAAAAGGATGCCGCGAAAAAACAGTTATGTGATATTTCTCAAATTTTAGGAAGCTCAAATCCTCTTTTTGGTAAATTAAATGAACAGCTTTTCGGTGAAAACGGACTTCTTTCCAAACAAGTATCGAAAGTAGAATATAATTTTATAAAGAAAGGCGCAGAAATAATTTTGGAAGCTATTAATATATCCTATCGGGGCGACCTTTTTGGTGTCGAAGGATTAATAAATATTATATTGCATGATCCGAACTGGGCTATTGGTAATTATCCCGAATTCAGAGTGCCAGAAGCAGAGAGTGAAACATTGGCCCTATATGACATGCAATGGAACCTGCTTAAGCACGCCAGCATATTCATTGGCCACGAGTCATTATTGGGCGAGGGATATAATATACATTTTACATTTGGGGATCCATATCATGAGCTTAAATTCATAGAAAATTATACACAAGATTCCAGCACCAGCTCAGCATTCACAACAGGAACAGTCACAGTTCCAGCGCGAGTAACACTAGAATCTCTTTTTCAGCCGCATCAGCCGTACCGAGATCCGGATACTCTTATAAGTTTATCAAATCTTCCAAATGATAATATTTATGATACACCATCTACATTTTTGAGAATTTTGATTGAAGATAAGCTGGGATTTTTAGAAGAAGAGGTTCGATCAAATTTTATAGATATATATATCAGTGACGATGGCGCCATCTCTGCGTTATCAAATGTGATAAAATTTTATTTTAGTCGAGCGATATATGAAGCTCAAAATAAGTCTCTTGCTTTTACTTATGAGAACTGGCGATTTATTGCTGGAACTTTGAATTCCCCATCACGAACCCGCAGCATATTGGGTCTTTCTACCGTAATGGATGATCTTGAAGAATTTTATCAAAGATTAAAAGAAGATGAAAGAATTTATGCTTCCGATAGAAGTCAAATTGTGGAGCCCCCCTTCAACCGGGTGCTTAAAAAATTACATGTAATTCAAAATTATCCGCTAGTATTAACACTGTTTAGAATTTATGTTTTAGAGTTCATATATAAAAGTTTATATTTTTTTAAGACGTTTTCAATTGATTTTTTTAATAAGGAAATAATATCTAAATATATTGCGATTAATATAATGAAAGATTTAGAAGATCTCCTAGAAGAAGAAGAATATTATAATTTTTTAGAAATAGCTGTGCAAATGTATACAAAAAAAATAGAGGCCGGCCTCGGGAAATTTCCAAGCATCAATGCAACAAGAGCCATAGAAACAATTAATGAAAAAATTATTCAATGGGTAGATGGCGGCATGACAAAAAACAAGAAAGAAATAATAGCCTCCACAACCAATCAAATTGAAATAGTAATCGCGGCGATCCTGGAAGAAAACTTTCCAGATATTTTAGAAGATCTAAAATCAGCCCTCCCTCCCGTATATCCAATTATGTCTCCATTTATTTTTAAGTTTATAGAAGGATCTTTGATTGGAGATGATCCTGGTCCAAGAAATGTGGCATCCGATGTTGACAACTACCAGTATAGTTTGGCCGATTTGTCGCCCGGTCAGCCAAATGGTTTTTTAATATTGGAAAAATATATTTATATCGAAGATAAAGATAGTCCAATTCACGCAGTCAAAACAAGACCTGAAAATTTATTCGGCGTCGTAAATCTATACGAGTGGGAAGAGTGGGTTAAAAAATCTGGCTTGAGCGGGTCGATATCTGATTATTGGAAATCTTGGAGGTACGGACTTAGAATCTGCATGAATACAAAATCATCAGACGGTGATGATCTTGAAATTCCTATCGAAGAGCGCCAAAACAACAAATCTTTTATAATACAGAATTCTGATGGCACATCGATGCTCTCAATTCCGGTGGTCGATAGCAGAATAGAGATTCCCGTAAACACTCAAATTACAGATATTAAAGAGTCTATCGTAGATGAATACGATGTAGGATGTTTGGTTCTTGAAATGTCGGACTCTTTTGAATTTAAAAATTTATTATCAACTTGTATAGCTTTGCCTCGATTAATTTCATTAATTACTATTTATAGTGTGGATAATTCGATTGAATCACTATTAACAGGAATGGATAAGAATATAAGTTCACCAGTGCAAGAATGGTGGATTCGTGGCGCCAAAACATTTGAGAATACCAAGCGCCAAATAATAGAGACTATATTGGGGGGAGTGTAATGGCGTCAGGATTATCGGCAGCGTTGCCGCTAACAGTTAGCATAGAAGATGGTCCATATCGCCTAAATAAGACCATCAATGAGTTATCGACTCAAAATCTAAAGATGGTTGTTCTTACTAATCCCGGAGAAAGAATTATGAATCCTGATTTCGGTGTCGGAATTAGTAGATATTTGTTTGAACAAGCCGGAAGTAATGCTTTTGATCAAATAAAATCAAGAATAAGTCAGCAAGTTGGTAAATATTTATCTTATATCAATATTATGTCTATTAATATTGGTAATTTTACTGAACTTTCAAATGCTGTAAGAATAGTTATTACATACAATATTCAATATTCTAATGAGAAATTAATATTAGACTTTATAGTTACGGAGTGAGGATTTTAAAATATGGCCAAGAAAAAAGTACCAATTATATATACCAGCAGAGATTTTGATTCTATAAAATCAGATTTGGTAAATTATGCTAAAAGATATTATCCTGATATTTATCGCGATTTTAATGAGGCTTCATTCGGCTCTCTTATGCTGGATACGGTATCCTATGTGGGCGATATTTTGTCTTTTTACGTTGATTATCAAGCAAATGAATCTTTTTTAGATACGGCCGCCCAATATGATAATGTTGTTAAATTAGCTCGACAAATGGGATATAAATTTGGAGGCATTCCAAGTGCTGTTGGCCAAGTCCTATTGTATGTTTTGGTGCCCGCGAATGCTCTGTCTCTGGGCCCAGATAGTCGTTATTATCCAATTTTAAGAGAAGGAACTTCTTTTATTACTACTTCTGGCGCTTCTTATATTTTATCCGAAGATGTCAAGTTTGGAGACGTTAATACTACCATGGTCGCCGCCCGAGTTAACGAATCTACTGGCATACCGACCTTTTATGCTCTAAAGACGACGGGTAAGGTGATTTCCGGTCGAATTTCAGAGGAAACAATAACTATCGATGAATTTCAGAGATTCAGAAGAATCCAATTATCTTCAACAAATATAGTGGAAATCCTTTCTGTTACAGACGCTGAGGGAAATGAATATTATGAAGTTGACAATTTGAGTCAGAATGTTATTTACAAAAGTATTCCAAATAAAACCAACAGTATGGACTTAGCACAATTTTTGCGACCGGTCATAGTTCCCAGGAGATTTATATTTGAAAGTGACGGATCACAATTTTATTTACAGTTTGGATATGGATCAGAAGAAGAACTAACTTTAGATTCAGTAGCAGATCCTTCAAATGTCACTCTTCAAATATACGGAAGAGATTATGTTACCGATCCGACTTTGGATCCATCCAAATTGATGAATACTGATAAGTTGGGAATTTCACCGTCGAATACTACATTAGTAATCAAATATAGAAAAAATACGGCACTTGATGTTAATGCTTCTGCTGGCTCTCTCAATAGGGTGGGAAATTTAAAAATAGATTTTAATACCTTGGTTGGACTTGATGCTACTAAATTAAATACCGTAAGGGGGTCAATTGAGGTTTCCAATGAAAAGCCAATTTCAGGCAATACGACAATTCCCAGCATTGAGGAAATAAAGCAGAGATCTCTTGCAACTTTTTCTGCCCAAAATAGGGCAGTAACTTCTAGAGATTATGAAAATTTGTGTTATGCCATGCCTCCCAAATTTGGTTCAATTTATCGTTGTAATATATTGGTTGATGATGATTCATTTAAGAGAAATTTAAATTTATATGTTTTATCACAAGGATCGAGCAATAAGTTAGATTTAGCAAGTACTCAAATAAAGGAAAATCTTAAAATTTGGCTAGGCGGCCAAAAAATGATTAACGATTCTATAGATATTTTAGATGGCAAAATAGTAAATTTAGGAATTAAATTTGAGATTCTTTCGGATCCGAGCTTTGGCAAGACCGATGTGCTTGGGTCGTGCAAGGCGGCGTTGAAAGAAAAGTTTGAAAGCCCTCTTCAAATGGGGGAACCGCTTTATTTAACCGATATATATTATCTCCTAAACGGCTTAAGGGGTGTCATAGATACGAAAACAGTTAGTTTGGTCAACAAAACCGGAGGAGTCTATTCTGATGTTTTTTATAGCGTCGGAACCAATATGTCTCCAGATGGCAGGTATTTATATTGTCCAAAGAATGTAGCTTTTGAAATAAAATATCCAGGTGAAGATATTAGGGGCGTCATAAAATAATGGCTATTAAAAAATATTTTGCAAATGCTGACAATACCATAACAAATGCCTTTGAGGCAAACTTACAAACTCGCGGTACTGGTGCAAATATGGGCCTCTCAGACATTTTGGAGACCTTTTCCATTTATGGGCAAGCCTCCTCGGGATCAACCGAGCTTGAGAGAATATTAATTGAGTTTCCAATTAATCAAATAACAGCAGACAGGGCGAGCAATATTGTTCCTGCTTCTGGCAGTGTTAGTTTCTATCTCAATATGTACAATGCACGCAGCAATCAAACATTGCCGCGAGAGCTTAAATTGGTAGTTCTTCCCATATCCCAATCTTGGCAAGAGGGTACTGGTCTGGATATGGAAGAATATAAGGATGTCACAAAGGGTAATAATGGCTCCAATTGGGTTAACGCAGGAATCGGCGCGCCCTGGACAAGAGAAGGCGGCGATTATTTAACTTCTTCATATTCTCAAATTTTCCCAATAGGAAATGAAGATTTGGAAATTGATATAAGTGCCCTTGTTGAAGATTGGATTGATGGAACAATTGCAAATTATGGTATCGGAATTCACCTAACATCGAGTCAAGAGGCCTATTTTTCAAACTCTTTGGGAGCAGATGTCGGAAGTCAATTATTTAATCCAGATGGATCCACAGATACCTATTATACAAAGAAATTTTTTGGAAGAGGAACGGAGTTCTTTTTCTCAAGACCAGCAATTCAGGCCCGGTGGGATTCCTCAATAAAAGACGACAGGGGAAACTTCTATGCAAGTAGCTCTCTAGTTCCCGCAGCGGATAATATGAGAACACTCTATCTTTATAATGTGATAGGAGGAAGATTAAGAAACATCCCAGCAGTTGGAACCGGTGAAATTTATGTTAAAGTGTATACATCAGCATCAGCAGGAACAGATTTAACCCCGACTCCCATAACAGGGGGCTATGTTTCACTTGGTATTTATTCGGCATCTTTTACTCTAGACACGACCGTCAGTACAGTATATGACAGGTGGTATAGTTCAGGCTTGACAGATATTTATCATACTGGAACTTTTGATGTAAAACAATATGCAGTGAGTACACACAATCCCTATGGAAATTTAGTGACAACACTTACAAATTTAAGGCCGACTTATACAACTTCCGAGACAGCCCGATTCAGATTTTATGAGCGACAAAAAGATTGGAGTCCGACTATTTACACAGTAGCTACTACGGTAACAGATACACTTGTTAATGAAAGTGCATCTTATCAAATTCATAGGATAATTGATGATTTAGTTGTAATTCCATATAATACGGGAAGTGATAGAGGGACACAAATGTCTTTTGATGTGAATGGAAATTATTTTGATTTTAAGATGGATCTTCTAGAACCTGGGTATTCTTATGGGATTAAGATAGCTTATTATAACGAAACAGTTGATAGTTATGTTGAGCAGCCTCATGAATGGAAATTCAGGGTAGAAGAAGTATGACCATAAAAAACCTTTTTGATGGAGATATTCCATATAAAGTATTAAGTGAGGATCCGGCAGATATACGAAAAGATGCCGAATCTTTAGATAATATTAATGCGACATTTAAAAACTATAATCGTTTCATTCCTCAGGTTGATTTTGGAATTCCAGAGAATTTTGCAAGATACGGATCTGCCGAAAAATATTATGAAGATGCCATTACTAGAATATATGGCTATTATCCTTATGATGGATCTTCGAAGGAAAAACAGATATTCTTAAATAAGTCAACATATATTGATTTATGGATGCTGGATAATAAATATCCGAGAACAAATGGATATGCATTATTTTCAGCAAATGGATGGGGCAGTGTAACAACATCGCCCATAGCATCTACTGCTTTCTACGGAGAACCAAGCACTCAAGAGTATATTTATTTTGAAGGCGGCCCTCATACTGCCTCGGGAGGCATGATTGGAAAGCCCCTTCAAAAAACTTTTGATGATTCAAACATCTATGATGAGGACATTTATGATGATGTTGGTTACGCCGGGAAAGGAACAAGAGAAAGCAATCTCAAAACAAACTTCGATAACGGAATAACAATAGAATTTTGGTTTAAAAAGGAAGACTTTACAAACTCTAATACAGAAAAAGAAGTAATATTTGATTTATGGAACAATATAACTTCTTCGGCTACTTCTTACGGACGCGTTTTATTGCAAGTTACTGGAACTGCCGGGTCTTCTCCATTTACTCTGTCAGTTCAGTCTGGAACTGCTGGTTTCACCGAACAACCATTTGGTTCGACTCTAACTACCGCTTCTTTTGAATCTTTCGGACACTATGCTTTTAGAATCTATAATTCAGGTTCGAGTTTAGTTACAGATTTTTATGTAAATGGTGAACCAACAGAAACCGCTTTAACTGGCAATCTTAATGAAATCGATGGCGCCCTAAACGCACAAATAGGAGCGCTTACAAGTCCCGCCTTTAGTGGAAGTGGCGAATTTGCCGACAGAGGATGGGGAAAGCTTTCCGGATCTATCGACGAATTCAGATTTTGGAAGGAAACGAGAACCTCAGAAGATATTGGACGATATTGGTTCACACAAGTTTATGGAGGAACCAATACGGATATATCAAACGCCGCTTTGGGAGTTTATTACAAATTTAATGAAGGGATTACGGGAGATTCTTCCATCGACTCAACGGCCCTTGATTATTCTGGTCGAATTTCAAACGGAACTTGGACTGGCTATACATCAGATTCTAGAACAACGGCCTCTGCGATTGTGGAGGCTGGAGCGGCAGTAACGGAATTTTTGGATCCAATCATTCACTCCACAAACCCACTTGTGCAAGCTGTTCTGACAGAAATGAAAAATTCTGGTTCCGTACATGATTTTCAAAATAATGCACAAATTTATAATAGTATTCCCACTTGGATTATAGAAGCCGACGACGAGGAGGGTGGTACTCTAAAAAATCTAGCGCAAATAATGTCAAGTTATTTTGACACCCTTCATCTTCAAATAGAGCAGCTTCCAAGACTCAAAGATATTACTTATGTGAGCGGCACCAATGAAGAAAATGTATTCGCAGATGAACTTTTGGAGGGGAGTGGATTTGTAGCCCCTGAGATATTTGCAGATGCATCAGTTTTAAATCAAATATTTTCAAGAAATGAAACTGAACATTTTGAAGAAGAGCTTTATAAAACTAAAAATTTAATTTATAAGAATATCTATAATAATTTACTTTATATTTACAAATCAAAAGGTACTGAAAAATCTTTTAGAAATTTAATAAGATGTTACGGTGTTGATAATGAGCTTATCAAATTAAATTTATATACCAATAATTTAAGTTATGAAATAGAAAATAAGCTAAGATTTGATACGGCCAAAGAAAGATATGCTGATTTTTATTCGCCATCTAATTTTGGAGCAACGGTTTATCAACAAACCGCCAGCGGAGATTCAAATAGTATCAGTTTTATTTCGGCATCTTCTGCGGATTTAGAAAAATACACTTCTTTTACTCTAGAAATTGATATTATTTTTCCAAAAAAGAGAGATCCGTCCCGCGAGGATTATTTTTTAACATCATTTAATACTTCTTCGCTTTTTGGTTTCCATTCCGCTGATCCGACCACACCGACAGACTTTACTTGGCCCGGAACCGACTATGATTTGAGTGTTTATGCAGTACGCCCAGACGATAACGATAATCAAAAAGATGCATATTTTTTATTAACCAGTTCATTTTTCGGAATAGAATTACAGACAGACACCTACGCAGATGTATACGAAAATAAAAAATGGCACTTTACAGCTAAGGTAATTCCAGAAAAAACTCATTGTAATTTAGCATCCGGCACACTTGATACAACCTATCGTGTTGAATTTGCTGGCATAAATACTGATATTGATATCGTAAGAGAAGAATTTGTTTTAACTTCTTCAATATCTGATGATTCTTATCTAACAATTCCGAAAAGATTGTACATGGGATCCCATCGAACTAACTTTACCGGTTCTCTGATACACCAGACTGATATTAAAGCTTCTTTTTATAGATATTGGATGAAATATCTTGGTGATTCTGAAATTAAATCACATGCGATCGACATTCAGAACACGGGTATAGCAAATCCTGCCGAAAATGCATACAATTTTGTCACTTCTCTCACGGGAACTTACATTCCAAACAAAAAAATGTTGGCTTTAAGCTGGAATTGGAATCAAATTAGCTCCTCTGATGCCAGTGGCCAATATCTTGTGAAAGATCTTTCTTCTGGATCGGCCGAACTGACCAGCGAATACCGCTGGATTGGCGAAACGGTGGGGAGAATACACCCCGGCAAAGGCGATTTTTATAACGCAGATGATTCGTCGGTAATAAATGTAGAATATATTCCAATTGGTAGATCTTTAGACCCAGAAATCTTAAATCCAGCATATGATCTGGTAAAAATACTCACCCCGGCCGAAGATAATGCGTTTACTAGACAAAGACGCCCAGTTAATTTTTATTATTCTATAGAAAAAAGCATGTATCAAACAATTAGTGAAAATATGATGCAATATTTATCATCGGTTGTTGATTTTTCAAATTTATTTGGCCAACCGGTTGATCGATATAGAACAAGTTACAAAAATTTAGATAAATTAAGAAATCTTTTCTTCGAAGGTATAGAAAACGAGCCAGATATCGAAAGGTATATTGAATATTATAAATGGGTTGATTCTTCTCTCTCAGAAATGTTAAAAGAGCTAATTCCGGCAAGTTCTAACATCTCAGACGGCATAAGGACAATTGTTGAGAGCCATGTGCTTGAAAGAAACCAATATCGATACAAATTAGCAGAATTGGGTACACCCGCTTACATGGACGACCTCACAGCAACCATAGAAAGTGTTGCCCTCTTGGTTGAGTGGAAATTTGGAACGCCAACATTGCCATCATCACCGCCACCCACGAATGAACATTGTTATTGGTGGAAATATAGGGCCGACAGAACAAATCCCGAGATAACATCAGGTGATGCGGCAGTTGATGCCGACAGAAATATGATTCTTTCTGCGTCGATTAGTGCTCTCACACGCACCCAATCACGCCCGGTGAAGTTTTTAATGAATTTAGAGCCAGCATTGCGTGGCGGCCTAACATCGAATAACAATAATATTATAACTAATGTAAAAAGTTCCATTCAATTTGGTAATTCTGCGGGAATTATCATTGCAGAGTCGGAAGTTAAGGAATTTAAGGACTGTCAGGATGTTTTTAAACCTAATTTAAAGCAAAAATTCTCTTTTGAGGCCGAAAACCGCGATGATAAAGAAGGATATGCTACCGGTGAGGGTGATTTGTTGGTCCCGTTCATCGCAGTTAGCTCATCAGTCATAACGGGATATAATAAAGAAATAAATACAAACTTTAAGCCGGGTTTTGGGGTAACTAACCTCCATATTGATTCATATGAAAATTATGAAGTACCAATGCAGGGCCCGTTTACTGAAAAGTGGGTTGGCGGAAATCAACATAGGCATGTTCCTCTCAATCAAGGCACCGATAGTAGAACTAATAGGCCAGAAGCGTGGGCATTAACATTCCCCACCTCTCCGGTGTCAATGAAGTTCGTATATCAGCCTCCGACTATCCCCCGAGCCGTATTTTATCGCGATTTGATAGCAAAAAGACCAGTAAATATCAAAAACATCAAAGATAATACAACCACAGGAGAACTTGGAAATTATAGTAAAGATTATGAGATTGTCCAAACTTGTGGTAGAACAACCAATAATTCTGCCTTTATAAAGGCCGGTGGCTTTGAAGTCGTCAATATTCCTTCCCCTTATGTGGCAGGAATGGATGATTATGCAAAGCCACAGCGAGGAAGATCGGCTTGGGTCTTCGTTAATCGATTTTCTTCTCCGGGCTCACCAGATACGGCAGGTGATTCCAACGGAGGGCCCGCCCTGGATCCGGAAGCTGCTGAATATTCTCCATATAATAACATAAATTATAGAAATACGACAGTTCGAGATCCCTATAGACTTCTTTTGGCATCTCATGTAAATCAATTTGGCTATTATTCGGATGTTTTTGGAATAGGCAACGGCCCCTCGGTTGTTAATTCACTGAATTATGCTGGCACCGCTAGCATCTATCAAGTTAATCGGAATCCAGTTCGACAAATGAAAGATTCCGGCTCAACATCATTGACCGCCTCCGTTTATGATAATTTTTATGTGCAGCACCCCATTCCTAGAACCGATATGCAATATGCATGGATAACAGCATCGGCCCTTTCATATGATACCTTTGGTTATCTTCCTTACTCTGGAGAAGTTTCTTCGTCTAGTGGGCCCATTTCTCTTGTAACCTTTTCTTCTGCGAGTGATTATGTATCAATATATTATCAACAGAACTATTTCGGGCCCACGGCCTCGATAAATATCCACCTCTTTGGCTTTGATAAAAATTCGTTGCCCGTATTGGGTACAGGCGGCTCTTATTCTTTTACTTCGAGCTACTATATTCCAACGGTTTATAATTGGCTTAATTATAATGTTTACGAGCCTTTGGAATATTCAAGTTCTTTCATAGGATATAGGCCCTCGGTTGCAAATATTTCAGATTATGTGAATTCCGCTCTAATTCCAGATGGGTTTACTAATCAAGATGCATTTGATTATGATGCCGGCCCTGCTGCACTATTAAATGCTATATTATTAAAGCGTAATGGCCCCTATCAACATCCTTCGTGGAAACAAATTCGAGGAAACGAACATCCATTGGTGAGATATTGGAATAGTCATGGAAAAACCGCATATAACCTTCCGGGGGGAACCCTTTATTCCGATCCATTTGGGAATGTTAAAATGCCTGAAAATGGAGCTTTCAAGATTTTAAAGGATCCGGCGGTAATAAGCAAATATAAGCCTTTGGGTCATGGTTTAAAAATCGCGAAAATTCAAGAAAGCGAAGGATATCCTCCATTTTATACGCTGGAAACAAGCAAATTGCGAAGCAGCTATGGGAATATGCTAACATATTTTGCAAATAAAGAAATATCAAAGGACAATTACTTGACAGAAGACGGATCTAGGTTGCCTTATGTGGGAATATTCGAGATGTATTCCGAAAATGCATTAAACGATAATATTAGCCCGGTAAGAGAATTTGGCTATCTTTCATACTCGGAACAGGTGTATCCATCTTCCATTAATTGTTATTCCAAAGAAAATCGAGAAAGAGTAGGATATCAGAACACATTTTGGAAAGATTCTCGACTGGAAAGAACAACTCTTGGAGAATCTAAATTCGGAGGAGATAATTCACAAGGAACTCTCTATCCAGATTCGTCGGCAAGTTCTTCTCAGAGTTCTTGGGCCCTAGATGCAAGGGATAATTTTTCAACAAGCCCCCATTTAACTGCCATCGACTATTCATCAGGATCTGAGGGTGCTGGTGAATTACAAAATGATTATACAACAGTTAACAACTCTTTTACTGACAGTGGATTTTTAAGCTTGATACAGGCTTCTCCTTTTTATAATAGAAAACACACGATGGGAACAACTGGATCTGTTGTGGGAATTACTGGTATGGAAGCAATTGCTTCTAATGTTGGATCTCCTACATATCTATGGCTCGAAGAGGCCAGTGGTATTTGGGGCCCCATTTGCGCCCCTCCCTTAATTATGTCTACCTATTCTAATTCTGCCGGTTATGTTTCTGTATTCGGGGGTTCGGCCAAATTTGAAGCAGATAAATTTGCGGGCTATGTTGAGGACGGCGTTTTTATCTCGGCTTCTGCCACTCCGTTTTATGATAAATATGAACAATATAATCTTAATATGAGATTAAAAAACAAGGATATGTCGCTAATACCAGAATTTAGAATAGGAGATCATATCCAGAAATATTTAACCGATTCAAATGGATTTGTTTCTGAAAATGCAGCATCGTTTTCGATTTTCGGTGCGGATTCTTCATTGGCGCCCCAAAATAGCTCAGAGGATAATTTTTATCGCATTTATTCTTTCTCTGATTTTATGGAATATTTTGAAGTTTTTGATGAAGATCATAAAGAGTTCGGAGTTCCACAAACTTTGACCCTTTCTTGTAAAGCTTTGATGAAATTCATTCCTTACGACGGGTTTTATCCAGCAGAGAGAACTCTGGAGATTGCTCAGGCATTTTCTCAATCATACGGAGATCATATTTTAGGAAAAGTGCCCTTACACAGATCTAGAAGATCTTTGTACGCCCCATTGTTCTCCCCAGGAATTTTATTTAACACAATAAAATCGGGAGTTGCAGTGGATTATCCTGTTTTGAGTGCCGAAAACGCGGGGGTTTTCGATTTTAGACAAAGGGTGGTCGAAGCGACCGGCACGACCGGGGGCGGGGAATTTACAAACTATACAGTTTCCAACACCGATTATTACGGTATTGGGACAATTTTCTCTCTTAATCCGGCCAAAACCGGCCGCTGGAATACAAGAATACCCTTTGAGGCACTATTGGAGCCTGAAAGAATTTATAATATTAATTTCGTACCGATGGAACCACATCCAAGTTGTAGTGTAAATACTTTATATAGTGCATCATTGGGAGATAGCGCCCCAGCAAATAATAGATATAAATTAATGATTTCTAATTTCACCTCAGAAACTATCAATTTCTTTTTGAAAGATGGTTTAACGAAAATCTCTACTGAATCCCGCGATGCCGATGCCGCTACTTTTAAGTATCCGACCAAAGTAGGATCTTATTATGGTTTGAGAATAAAAATGAGAAGAAGTCTTAATAAGGCAAGAGAATTTAATTATCCTTCGTGGGCTCCCTTTGAAACCCCTCAAGATCCAGACCCGCGCCTTGGTTCTGGATCGGAGGGCATTTATAGTGGTTCTGCCACCGGAGTATATGAGACAATGACAATGTATAGTCGACCCTCGGCATTTGGACCTCCTGTCCTCGCCGGAAGGGCCATTAATGGATATTCTGCCGCCGGGTTCGGAGGTGATTGGACCATTCAAGCGCCATGGAAAGATTCTACAAGCGGATATAATCCATCATTTACTCCTCCTTATTATAGTGGTGAGGCCTGGGCCGATATAATTTTTCAAGCGACAACAGATACGATGACTTTAGACGATATTTTTGCAACAGCTTCGGTTAAATATTGGAGAATAGATCCGGGCGGACCCACCACGACCGCCACGGCCTCACTTTGGAACCCCGGATCCAATATAGATAGTTTCGCACTTGGCACATATCTGATGCAAGACAGTAACGCTAACGATAATTCTATGCAATTATCTGCCTCTATAAACATTTTCAATAAAGAATATACAGAATCATCAGCGGCCCCGGTTTGGACAATTCAAACTAAATTTGAGACACCAATCTTAAACTTTAATGATAAAACGGAAAGGGGATTAAATTTTGATAATATAACACTTCCGGCCCCCGCTGGCTGCGGCCCCTTCGCTCCCCCCGGCGCCGGCGGTCCTCCTTGGGAGGGGTGGGGAGGACAAACTACCACCCCAATCGGAATGTGGCATCAATTTGGACTCGTTCCAGAAGAAAAAGAAGGCATTTATTTGGAAATTGGAGACATTCCTAAAGACTGGTTAGACAATAGAGCAGTAGATAGCGATATATCTTCGTCTTATAATGCCAGTGCTTCTGCGGGCCCCCTTTTCCCACGGCTCGGCACTCGCACTGGAAAAATGGAATCCTTGGCAGAGTTAGTAAATTTCGGAACTCAAAGTAAAAAATTAGGTCAACTGAAAGACTCCAAGACAGTTTACGAAGCAATTGTGGCAGTTCCATTTATAGAAAACCCGGTCAAAACACGCAGCAAGGTAAAAAATCCATCTATAGATATTCGTAATGATAAGAGGCTCTTCTTTGAGATCCCGGAAGGCATGATTAATTATTCTTTGAGAATTCTTGGTGAAGAATTAGATCTTTCTAGGGCTTTTGAGCTTCAAGCTAACGACTCAATTATTGATATGGTTGATAAGGTAAAAAATAAATATGTTTTTCCTCCTCAATTTGATTTTATAAGAAATTCAAAAGCGAAACCGGTGTCTATGTACATTTTTGAATTTGAGCACACATTTGATAAGAACGATCTATCATATATGTGGCAAAATCTTTCTCCAAAATTTGGAACAAAATTTAAAGAATCGTCAGCAACACTTTCTCATCCAATGATAAAGGGAGAGTTGTTGGAAGATTTAAAAGATAAAGTGCAATGGATGGTATTTAAAGTAAAACAGAGGGCCAATACTAATTATTATAGCAACGTCGTAGGAGGACCAACAGTAGAAGAGACTGAATTTGGTTATAATTGGCCATATGATTATTTTTCAATGGTTGAATTTGCTAAAATTGATGCAACCGTTGATTTTGGTAAAACACTAGATGAACCAATGGAAACACTTTTAACTGCATCACAAGTTCCGCTGCCACCTACTTATGGAGATGCCATGTCTTATACAAATACCAGAACATCGAAAGAGAATAGAGACTCAGAAACTGATGTTGAGTCGAGAGTGCAGGCAGATGTGAAAAAGAAAATAAGGGATATTGATTAATGCGCTTTATGGATAAAAAAGAAGAAGTCCTCGATATAGAGCTTACTGATTACGGAAAATATTTACTTTCTCAGGGAAAGTTTAAGCCGGCCTATTATGCCTTTTATGATGATAATATTCTATATGATGGAGAATTCGCCGGGATTGTGGAAAGTCAGAGTGCAATCGGCAATAGAATAAGAAATGAAACCCCGCAATTACAAGTTCAATCCAAATTTTTAGAAAACAATCAAAAAAGTATGGAAATTGACCTTGGCGGCGTTACTCAATTGGTTTCTATTTTATCTAAAGATAGGTATGTTTTAAATAAAATTTTAGGAACTTCGGAAATTGGTAATCAAAATGCGCCTGCTATATCGCTCAAAGTTTTACAAGGCGAGATCACAGGCACCATAGAAAGGGTCTATCAGCCGCCAACTTTGAATCCGCTTAAAAAGCCAAATTTGCTTCCAATTCCTCAAATAAACATGGATTTAACTTTTGAAATTAAAGTAGCTACGTTGGATGCTGCCGAGACAGAGAGTCCATCTCCGGCATCCTATCTTCCCACATCAGAACGATTGACTGATTTTATGGATAAAGAGCTTTTTAGCAGGCCCGCAGCAGATGGTTCTTATTTAAAGGTAAAAAGTGATTATTTATTGTTTGATTTGGATGAAAAAAATACTAATTTTCTTAGGGAAAACTTCGAAGTGGAAGTATACAAGATTGATAATGAATCTTCGGCAGAAGAGAGGTTAATCCCATTGACTTTTATGCGAGATGTTACACCTCAAATGAAAAATGGAATTTTATTGGATGTAGATGATTTTGACGGAACATCCTATGCATCTGTCTTTCCGTCTGTTGATAATGTAGAATATTATTTTGATATTTTCGTTGATGAAGAAATAGATCGACGGTTAATTTTAAATGCAATTTCTCTCTTGAAGTCAAAGGGTCTTTATACTGATGAAGAATTTATGTCGGATGATATTTTTGCTAAGTTAGAAGTGGCAGACATCTATGGTAAGGTTGTTGATGATAGTGATATAATAAAGTGTGATTAATTATGATTAAAGGTAGAATAAATTATGGCGCCCAAATTTGAATTAGCAAGAAGAGGATTTTCTAGGGCCCGCCCAAACAGCAAGAAAAGAAAAGTAAGATCTTTTCCGAATATGCTTTTTGAAAATGTGACAATATCAAATTCTAATTCATCGGAAACTCTGAAACTGAATGTCGAGATCTCTTTAGTGTCTCAATCAGACTCATCAGGATCTCCTCTTTTTGATCTTTCAAATAACACTTCGATAAACATGAAAATCATACAGTGTACCGATAAAAAAACCAGTGAAGCCCTTAAATTCCTTTCTCAATACCGAGATAAAACTTTATTTTTACAAACCATGGAAGACGCTCGAAATAGTAATAAAATAAAGGTCGTTACTTTAACTCCTCGGGAACCGCTTCGAACAACAAAGGGGAAAATGAACCCAAAAATAAGAGTAACAAATACCAAAAACTTAGCAAAAAGAAAATATTTTTACCCACTCAACACTAGTTTTGAAAACAAGGGATCTGCATCTCCAGAATATCTTACGATTTTTGCTTTTATGTATAATTCGGTGGATTCCGGAATTGAAGAAACAATAATAGGCAATTCCATTGAGGGAATTTATTATCAAAGTGTTATACAAGATAAAAAATTACAAAATAATGTCAATATCGCTGATTTAAGAGAATTTAATTTTGAGGAACTATTAGATTTTGAGATTTTGGGTGATTCGCCCACGACAAAAGAAGACTACTTCTCAGAAATTTTTCAAACCATTGATCAGGCGGGGTTTATTAAGTTTATGTTTTTCTGGGATAAGGAACAATTTATTATAGAAAAAAGCTTATATGGAAATATGTTAAGCCAAGGAACGAATTTAAAAGCTCGACAAAAAATGTTAAATTATTCGAAAATTTCAAACCTTTCAATCTTTCGAAGGAGAATTAAAAAGACTTTGGGTTTTGAAAAACAAATTTCTTCTTTTGATTTGGAACAGGTGGAGAAGGTAATTGTAAGCAGCGCAGATGATGACGCTGGTAATTTGATGCAAAACACCACTTTTAATTTTGAGGATTCAAAAACAGCCGAAATAAAAGAGTCTCTTGAAATAAAAAATGTTAATTATAGATCTTTTTTCGTCAATGACTATGGTTTGAGCAAGTTTAATTTTGGCAAGTATCAATATGGCATATCAATAAGAGTTGAGGACGGAATTTTAAAATATTTAGTTAATTCTTTGATGACTCTTAACAAAAATATTACAACTTTAGAAAAATATTATACAAATTCTTCATCTCCCATGGTTAGCACTCCTTCTATTGAGAAGACGGTGGATGATTTATTGAGTATCCTCTCTTGTATGAAGAAAATAAACAGGAGAAGATTGGCGAGCTTAAGGCAGGATTTCAAACAAAATATTTTAAGCCAAGATGGAGCGGCAAGATTTCTGGATCTTAATATGAAATTGGCAAGCAAAATAGAGTCTGCAATTGGCAAGAGCTATAAAACATCGATTTCAAATAAGGGAAAATCAAAAGTTAAAAATGAATTAACGTCTGATTTATTTATTCTGGGAGATGAAAAATATTTTAACAACTATATCGACATACAAAATATTAATGACATTGTTTATAATTATTTAGGCATCGAGGATGATCTATCTGTGGGAGCTTCTGGCTTTTCTGTAGAAAATATTAAAAATCGATTTTTTGATGAATTCACAAAACTAATTGTATATGATGATAATATGGGGAATATAAATTTCTCTGAAATAGGAAAACAAATTTACGAGGATAATATATTCAGTAGCAAACAGTCAGATATTCGATCTAGTTTATTTGATTTTAGAGAATCTTATTATTCTTATTTGATTTTAGAGAATCTTATTATTCTTATTTATCTCCTGCTCAAATTTCAGATGAGGAAATAGACAACCTTTCCCGCACCAATTGGCAAAACGCCAAATATAATAATTTAGAATTTAAATCATTTAATTCACTATCAGATCCATCGATGGGTGCGTCTTATTATTTACAAAATTTGGGAGTCTATATAGAAGATAGTGACGATACTTTTCTTATAAATCCACCAACAGCCGCCGATCAATCTTATATTCCTTCTGACAAGCTTTTTGGAACAACCGATAAAGTTGTGGCTGATGATTTGCATAAAAATATAGATCTCAACAAGGCGACCAATGTTAAAGAGAGCATGCCATTGATGGCAGTCGCAAATTCACAGCCCGTGATAAACGGAATATCTAAATTTTATTATCAAAACGGCATCCAACAATTAAATCAAACTTCTTTTGATTTAGAAAATCCAAGAAATATGTTAGATACAAAAAGAAATATGAGCACGTTTGATGAAGAACTGATGAATATTCCCAATCATATCCGGGCACTTTTTGGTTCAAAATCAACCATGGTGAGAAATCAGTGGGAAAATATGGAAATAGATTTTGCCGCTGATCCAAATTCATTTAATATGATAAAGGAAAATTATACTAATCTAATTATAGTAGAGTGCCTAAAGGGATTTAGTTTAGATACCGACAAAAGAGAAGAAGTTAAGGCGCCCATTTTTTCAAGACTCAAGACAGAGGATATTGAGAATATTAGTTCAGGAGAGTATCTTTTTTGTCGAACAAGAAAATATCATGATTTAGCTTTTCAAATCGGAGCGCAATCAGACAAGAATATAAAATCTGCATTTTATATTGATCAATATTTTATTATCAGTAACGGTACTTTTAGCTCATTTTTCATTTAGGAATAATTACATGGCAGCAGCATCAGAAGACAAAAAAGTAAAAGACGCATCCGGAGATACATCTTCAGCGACCCCATATACTCCAGTAGCGCCCTCTTTCGTTGGAAGGGGAGATAAATTTGTACTTTCAGATAATTATGAGTCATCGCCAGACCCCATTCGTCAGCGACTCAGTGCATACTGGATATCTAACGGCAATGGCATTTCTTTTGCTCCAAGAACTAGTTCAAATCTTAAAATTGAAATAACGGCACCTCTTGATACTTTTGATCTCTCTCAAGAAATAATAATTTCCGAAATTTCATCTTTTGGAGGAGGTGCTACTGATGTTGCCACCGGTGCCTCCGGAGAATTGGGCCCCACCGCAACACAACTGGCCTTCGATAACCTCACACAAGCTATTGAATCTGTCATCGATGGGGATAATATTTTTCAAGATTTTGTAACTACTCTCCCAAGACCTGTGGAATATCCGTCTGTCAATAGTTCCATCGCGCCCTTTGGGGATTTTATGGGGGATACAGATTTTATATATAATTATGGTGATGAAAACTATGAAAAGGTTGCCGATGATGCACTATATCAAGAAAAAGCCCTTATTAATTTTTATTCTTATTTAGATTCATTATCTCTCACAGCCGTACCGTCTGAGGAGCCTACCGATAAGTTTGAACGGCTGAGTTCAGCTCAGAGACTAGTCTTGTCAACAGCAACAGACATTGCTTTGTCTGATATCTTGAATATGGAAGATTATTATGTTGCCGCGAGCGCCTTTGAAAATTTTCAAAAATTAGAAACCATGCAAAATAGATTTCCTTTTTATACAAGAACTAGTATCACTCATAGTCCTGCTCCACCCCCAACAGGATACTCTTCTGGGCCAACTGGTAATGATGAGGTGAGTCACACGATGAATACTAATAGTCTTAAAGTTGATCTGATGTCTTATATTTCAGATTTGGAGACAATTTCAGCCGAAAAAAGAGCAGATTTTGTAGACTTACCTAGCTATACTTCAAATAAGAGTGTCGCTTCCTATAGAGATAAAATTGAGAATTCTTTTGATGTTAATTCAATAATTGAAACTGGCTTCTTGGAGTCTATAGACTTTTGGTCTTATTCAGACGAAGCTCTCTCTTCTGGCGCCATAACAAACTCTCCCCGTGCAAAGGCGTTTTTTGGGCCCGATACCATGGCGGCCATGTATGTTGTGGAAAATTTGGCCAGCGGCGCCCCATCGGCATACTCATCTGGATATGGAAATGCACACAGCCAGTTAAGACACAAGTTAGATGAGTTGGCTGAAAAATATACACGAACTTATGATCAAATTTTGGATGGAATTCAGCCGTATTCTGAGGTTTTATTTTATAAAATAGAAAAATATGATCCATCAAGTTCAACACTTCTTCAAAATTTCTGGATTCCGGCTCCAGATACAACCAATGAAATTATAATAAATTATATTGATAGTCAAGTTAAATATGGCAAAAGATATTCTTATAGTGTTTATGCCTATAAGCTTGTATTGGGATGTGAATATAAATTTTTTAGAGTTGTAGAATCTTCAATTGGGGATCCGCCTGTTCTTCCTCTCTTTCACGAGGAGGTTGTCAATTTTTATAATTGGTGGCAACAGCTTTGGACGTCTATTAAAGCATGGCTTGGTACGTCTATTTATTATTTAATAGAAAGCGACACGGTATTAGATGAGGATGAAAAATGGGCTTATGAGGCGATATATAACAATTGGGTTAGTGCCTTTTGGGTCTTACAAGATAAAGTACATGATTATGTAAATGCCCAGCGCGCCTTAGGCACTACCTTCGCGGGAGTACTTACAACAGACGAATTGGATGAGTTAGAGCTAAGTCTTACATTATGGGGTAACGCATGGCTGCAATATAAAAATAAGCTGGATGCATATATAGAGCTTGCATATGAATATGCACAAACTTCTGTTGGTGATTCAACTGAAGAAGAGGGCCTCACCTCTATCTCCGGAGAGCGCTATGACCAATCCGAGGATCTCAGGAATGCTCATGACATGTTGTTTAAGCAGATGGAAAAGACATACCCCCTCTGGTGGGAGTACTACAATCTTGTAGAAGAACTTTACCCGGAAACATCGATGTTGGAAGTAGCGTCAAGCCCGCGTTCTAAATCTTATAAGGTGGCAATTCTTCCATCATTTAAGCTTTTAAAAATTCCGGTTTTTGAGGATTTTGGCACCATCTTAGACAACCCGCCCATTTATCCAAATGTTAATATTGTAACATATGCTGGCATTAGTCAATATATCTCTCCTTTTTTAAATTCTGCTTTTGGTGAGGTAAAAGAATTTCCCGTTATTCTTGACGACAGTGAGGCTACATTTTATTCTCTTTTTAGAGAAGCAAGAAAAATAAATAGTGTTGATCCAATTTTATTTAAAACCGATGAATTTGAAAATTTAGTTAAAAAATTCGAAGTTTACAGGCTTGATAAAAAGCCAGTCACTTATTATGATTTTAGAAACAACAAAAGAGCAGAAGTGGAAACTTTATTTGATGACGGCAGACGCCCAATACCGTCTGCGTCGCTATTGGAGTTGATTCAGCCAAACAAAAAATATTATTATATGTTTCGGGGAGTAGATCGCAGGGGAATTCCGTCCACTCCTTCTGCTGTATATGAAATAGAAATGGTCGATATAGATGGAATAATTTTCCCGCTCATTCAAATAGTTGATATGGGTTTGGAAAGGATATTGGCCAAAAATAAGTCGGGTAGAAGATTGTTGAGCGTTGTTCCTAGAATATCTCAAGTAATGCCAAGATATTCCACGGAATATGCAGACACATATAAGACCGGTGCAGATTATGGTTCTTTATTGGGTTCCGAGGCAGAGCCATTGTTTGGTAACTCTTTTAAAATTCGTCTTACGTCTAAGAAGACGGGTAAAATGATAGATTTAAATATTGCGTTCAACACACAGACTCATGAATTGCCGACAATAAAACCACATATGGGAGAAATCTACATGCCTGGATTGACGGGGCTTCCAACTACTACTCTAGGAGAGGCAGGTGCGGGCGGAACGGGAGGTTCGGCTGGAACGGGCCCATCGGGCGGAACGGGAGGTTCGATGGCGCCTTCAACAGCATCGACGGCTGTGGCGGGTGTGGCTACTTATGAGAATGATTTCAAAAAATCAGCTTCATCCACTCGGGCAGGATCTCATTCTCGTGCTGTCGCAGGAGTGGCTACTTATGAGAATGGTTTCAAAGGAACTGCGGAGAAACCGGAACCGTAATTTATGACATCGACACACGACTTATTTATAGTTAATTTATTTTTGATTATAATTATTTTAAACACTATTTATTATGAAACAAAGGAAGTATAGACATGGCTTTTTTAGACAATAGCGGAGATATAATTTTGGATGCCGTTCTAACAGACGAGGGTAGGTTGCGTCTCGCACGCGGCGATGGAAGTTTCACAATTGTTAAGTTTGCTTTAGGTGATGATGAAATAAATTATGAAAGTTATGACCCGAATGACACACGAGGTACTGCCTTTTACGCCATCGAGATTTTGCAAACTCCTGTTTTGGAGGCATTTACCAACGATACAAGCACAATGAAATCAAAATTGCTTTCAATTCCACGAACGAATATTTTGTATTTGCCGGTTATTCTGTTAAATCAAGTGCTTGGGGTTGCTAAAGATAGTGGCACGAATGCTATTCTTGTTACATGTGACGATGAAACAACAAAAGCTTGGGCCACTGGAGATTATAGCTCTACACCCTATTTAAACGGCTTTGATATGACTTCCGGGCTGAGTTTGAGAGCCGATCAAGGCTTAAATACCTCCGAAATAAGCCCAACTATGGACTTAGATGTAGATTTGGTAGAGACCCAATATATTGTAGAAATTGATAGTCGGCTAGGAGAACTATATTCCACTGCTGGCAGCAGAACAAGCTGGTCTTATATCAATGATGACTCTATCGCATCTTATTCTCTTTCGAGATCATCGCGTCCGATAACTTCAACAGCAATATCTGCCAGAGGCGCTGCGAGAGGTGCCGTCTCTGCCGACAATTACGTCACAGAAAACACATCCGTCACTCGCTCTCCGGACGAAGTAATCGACGGCCCAAGGGGTACGATTTTGGAGTGTAAAGTCCGAGCATCTATGGAGCTTCAAACGAGCACTTATTTATTTGATTTATTGGGGGGAACGTTTAACCTTGGTACGAGTCCCGTTGTTCCTCATTATTTTATTGATACGACAATGCGAATAACTGGCGCAACTACAGGATATAGGATTGATATTCCAATTCGATTTGTTAAAAAGGTATAATAGGAAAAAACAATGGCCACAATATTTAAAAAACTAGTTCCTGATACGGACATAGCTAATACAAGAACAATGCTTCATGAAGCAATTCCGATTACTGGAACTATCGTTTCGGGAACCTATGAAGAGCTAAACATTAAAGATTATGCTCATGGGATGTTCCAGAGCGTATACGATTATCCATATTTGAGTTCTTCTGCAAATCATATTTTTGATTTGACGGTTGGTTATTCCTCAAACTCTGCTCTTGCCGATGCTGCTTCCGTTCAAAATACTAAGAAAATTAATATTTATAATCAAATGGCCCAAGTTTTGGTTGGATATGACGATCTCGGAAACTTAAGAGAGTTTGATCAGGATGGCGATTTCTCGGGCGGAACAAAACTAGAAGAATGTGTCTTCATAAATCTGGCCAGATTATTGACCAAAGACGAAATTAAAAAGCAATCTTTCTTCTTGACCGTTTTGACCGGTGGCACACCCGGCGCGCCCACTGATTCTTTAATAATTCATGATTCCGGAGCGATTTCCTCTTATAGAGTTAATTCGCCTGCTGGAGATTATGCAGTCTTGTATACAGGTTCAGCAGTAGCCAACACAGGAGTCGGTCTTCTTTATTACCAAGCAGGAATTGCCGTTTTAACCGCTTCTGTTTTTGATGGAGAGTTTGGAGCGCCAGACGCAACATATGACACTGCGTCAATTGATACTGTTTTAACTGGAGCGGAAATTTCTTCTTCTTGTGATGGTTTGAGAAATCGATGGGAAAACTTGGATTTTAACAATACAACCGAATTAAATAGTACAATTTATTTCTGTCGTGTTAATACAAATGATTTTAATTATAGTTCAAATCCAACATATTTAAGCGAAAGCCAGATAAGAGTTAAGAATTTTGCCGAAGATTCTCCTGTTTCTTTTATTACCACCATCGGCCTTTATGGCGCGGATAATTCACTATTGGCAGTTGCCAAAGTGTCGGAGCCTTTGCAAAATGATCCAACAAATGAGATTACTCTTCGAGTTAGATTGGACTATTAAAATAATAAATGACTATTTATTAGTGTCATGACTCTTAAAAAATTCGAAAAGAAAGATATTCTTTATAATATCTTAGAAACAACTCCGAAGATAAAATTTGATATCTATGATTCTATAGTATATTATAATAATAGGTCTCCGATCAGCGGCGCTTTTACAGATAATATAGGGCATATTCCGAGCGGGCATGTTTCACTATATGAAATGAATGTGGACAGGCCGAGCACGAGTTTAATTTATCCATTTATATATAAAGATGGAAGTTCGGTAAAGTTTAAAAAGACTTCAACAACTAGTTTTGCAGTAACCTCATATGGATCGGAAATAACAGGCTCATATCCTCTTTCGGCAAGCATCACGAGAGATTTCGCCCCAAGCGGCCCATCTTCTGGTGTGCGACCACAATTGAGCGCCCTAAAAAATACTCTAAATTTTTATTCTATTTTAAGTAAAGAATATACAAATTTAATAAATTATGAGAGATCATCGGATCCTGCCGTAAACATCATTTCTATTCCATCAATTTTTTATGGCTCTTCAATAAAAAAGGGAACTGTCGATCTCAAATTTTATGTTTCCGGTACTCTTATTGGTCAGCTTCAAGATGAAAAGCAAAATGGAGAACTTATCCAAGTTGGCCCTTCTGGAAGTATTGGCTCTGCCTCTTGTGCTGGAGTTATTTTATACAACGAGGGCTTCGTTCTTTTAACCGGCTCGTGGGCTTTGAGTTCCCATACTGAAGATTATGATCCCCCTATCGGTGGTCTTGAAAATCCGTCGTGGATTTATTATGCAGTTGGCGCCAATGATGACACATCTCCGGGAACAATCCCAAGTTCGAGTTATTCTATGGAATTTCTGGGAAGAAATTATACCCCAACGTTGATGATGTTTGCCAATATAGAAAAGGCGCAATTAAATCACTCAAATAATTCGACTTATTTGGAATATGGGCAAAATACCACACCACTCACAGGTACCTATCTTTATGAAGAAAACCCGGATTTAATAATTAAAAATACTGTTAGTTCGTCCTTTATAGATCCCTCCGGTTCTTTTGAAAAAATAACATATATTTCAAAAATTGGAATTTATGATAAAGATAAAAATTTAATTGGCGTTGCATCGGTCGCCAAACCTGTGAAAAAGACACTAGAAAATAATTTGACATTTAAACTTAAAGTAGATATTTAATGATTTTAGGACTTGATATAAGTACAAGTATTATAGGCGTCTGTATCCTCGAAAATGACAAAATAATTTATACAGACTATGTTGATTTACGCAAGACTGGTTCATTCTTTGAAAAAGCCAGAAAAGTAGAAACAACTTTAAAAGAGGTTAAAGAAAAGTACGATGTAAAACACATTTTTATAGAACAAGCTCTCATGTTTTTCCGAAGAGGCGGCTCGACTGCCAAAACTATGTCAATTCTTCAACGATTTAATGGCATTATATCTTGGATGTGTTATAATATATATGATATGGAACCGAACTATATAAGTCCGATCAGTGCTCGCTCTAAATGTGGCATAAAAATAGCCCGAGGCAAGAAGGCAAAAGAAGTTGTTATGGAACACTTCATTGAAAGTAAAGAATTTGAGATTATTTATACCAGATTTGGAAATGTTCAAAAATATTGCTATGATATTGCAGATGCAATTGTTGTTGCCCGCGCTGGACACTACTTATTACAAGGGAAATAGTCTAAAATGTCTAAAATGAAGCTTATTATGGAAAATTGGAGAAATTTTGAAATAAATGAAGGATGGAAAGAGGAAGCAGCAAGCCAAGATAAAGAAGAAGAGCGCGGCCAGTCAAGAGAGCAAATGAAGGCCGGAAAATTAACTTGGAGACAGTTGGATCAGGCGCTGAAAATCGCACAAGCAGTAAAAGCTGGCAAACTTAGTCGAGAAAGACAAGAGCAGTTGGCAAAAGATTTGGGCAGCGATGTAATGGCCCTCGTGGCCTCATTTGTGCCAGTCATCGGCGGCCTCGTCGCCGCAAAAAACATCGTAAATAGAGTAAGGGGGATTTATAAAATTTATGGGCAGGAGGAAGACGAGGTTACAAAAGCAAATCCAGTTTTAGATGCATTCAATCTCGATGACGGTCTTCAAAAATTAGTTGATGATGGTTTAGAAAAAGAATTTATGGAAAAAATGTTCAAAGATGTCGAAACACAAATAAAAACCAATCCTGATGCCCCCATACCAGATATGGATATTATGATAAAGAAGTTTGTCAATAATAAAAAATTATTTGGAAAAACCGGATATGCTGTCGAAGAGCCAGAGTAAAAAAACTAAAATAGTTCTTGACAAAGAAGATATCAGATGCTATACTAAGAGTATGAAAGAAAAAATCTCTCTATTATCAGACATTCTTGGATCTTATTATGAGTCAAATGATGAACATCTTTTTCAATGCCCCTACTGTAAACATCATAAAAGAAAATTTTCTGTCAACATTAAGCGCGGAGTTTATAAATGTTGGATTTGTGATGCAAAAGGTCGAAGTCTCTATCGATTAATACGTCGATTTGGATCTTTTAAGCAACAAGAAACTTGGAAAGCTCTTTCGGGAGAAAAAACAGATTTAAATGGGTTTGATAACCTCTTCGAAGAAGACGAGAAAGAAAATTTTGAACAGATATTACAAATGCCACCAAGTTTTAAGAGTTTGTGCGGCAATAAGAGGTTCCAGACACCCCTAAAATATCTTAAAGATCGCGGAATTGATAAAAAAGACATCTTAAAGTGGAAGATGGGCTTTTGTTCCGATGGTCCGTATAAGGGAAGGATTATTATCCCGTCTTTTAACGAAAGCGGTGACCTTAACTATTTTATTGCGAGAACATTTACCGACAACTACAAAAGATATTTAAATCCCCCAGTTAGTCGAGACATCATATTCAATGAATTATACGTTGATTTTGATAAGGAGGTAACAATTGTTGAAGGTGCATTCGATGCCGTTAAAGCCGAAAACGCGATTCCTATTTTGGGATCAACGATTAGAGAAACATCGAGAATATTCAGAAGAATAGTTCAAAACGACACACCAGTTTTGTTGGCATTAGACCCAGATGCAAAATACAAGGCTGAAAACATCAAAAGATTGTTTTTGAAATACGGAATTGAGATCCGTGAAATACAATATGATGACGAGAGGGACATAGGTGATATGTCCAAAGAAGAAGTTAAGAATTTAAGTCAGAATGCACCGCTTATTAAGGAAGAGGATTCCTTGGTTTCGGCAATTTCTAATTTATAGGAGAGAAGTTTGAGAATTGCCCACATTGCAGACACACATATTAAGAATTTAAAGTATCATTATGAATACAGAATTATTTTCAACGAGCTATATGATATTTTAAGAAGGGAAAAGCCAGATTATATCGTTCATTGTGGTGATATTGCTCACACAAAAACACAAATTAGTCCAGAATTTGTCGAAATGTGCTCTGATTTTTTGAGTAATCTCGCTCATATCGCACCAACTTACGTCATTCTGGGAAATCACGACGGAAATCTGCGCAATAGTAGCCGTCAGGATGCCCTCACACCTATCGTGGAGGCTTTAGCTCACCCAAACCTATACTTGCTTAAGAAATCGGGCGAAACACCTCTATCGGCGAATGTAACACTAAATATTTTGTCTGTTTTTGATGAGGAGGGGTGGGTTAAACCTTCGGATCCGAGCAAAATTAATATTGCTCTTTATCACGGATCCGTTTCCGGTGTTGTCACTGATACAGGCTGGGTTATGACTCATGGAGAGCACCCTATTGAGATTTTTGAAGGACATGATTACGGCTTATTGGGAGATATTCACAAAACTGACCAAAGACTTGATGCCGAAGGTAAAATTCGCTATCCTGGATCCACAATCCAGCAAAATCACGGCGAAACAAACGACAAGGGATTTTTACTATGGGATATTCAAAGTAAGGAAGACTTTACTTGCCAACATTTTAATATTAAGAACCCAAGACCCTTCATGACCATCGAATTGACACCAAAAGGTAAGATGCCGAGAAGTGCAGCCAAAAATATTCCGCAATCTGCTAGACTTCGATTGGTCTCAAACAACAATTTACCCCTCGATGTAATGAGGAAGGCAACAGAGGTGGCAAAACGAAGGTTTAAACCAGAGAGCATTACCTTTTTGAACCGAGCAACCGGAGAAAAAGGAGATATCCAGAATATTACAGATGGTTTAGAGACTGAAGACCTTAGAAATATTCAAATTCAAGAGGAACTCATCAAAGAATACTTGAAAGATTTTGAGGTTGACGATGAATTGATGCAAAGGGTCATTAATTTAAATTTAAAATACAATAAGATTGCCGAGGAGAACGAAGAGGTCTCTCGAAACATCAATTGGAGGCTTCGATCTATTGAATGGAACAATTTATTTAATTATGCAGAGGGGAATAGCATTAATTTTGATAGCCTAGAGGGCATCGTCGGCATTTTCGGAAAGAACTTTTCTGGAAAGTCGAGTATTATTGATTCAATCTTATATACAGTGTTCAATTCAACATCAAAAAACGACAGAAAAAACCTAAATATTATAAATCAAAATAAAAAAGTCGGATCCGGTAAGGTTAAGATCTCTATCGGAGATAAGGATTATTATATTGAGAGAAATTCAGAAAAATATACTAGAAAATTAAAAGGATCTGTAACTCAGGAAGCAAAAACAAATGTAGAATTCACAGTTTATGATCCTGCACTTGGAGATATGGAGAGCCTCAATGGTTTGACGAGAAATCAAACTGACAAGAACATTAGAAAGGTTTTTGGAACATTGGAGGACTTTCTTTATTCATCAATGGCCTCTCAACTCGATTCTCTTACCTTTATTAAAGAGGGTTCAACAAAGAGAAAGGAGATTCTTGCCAAGTTTCTTGATTTGGAATTTTTTGAACATAAATTTCGATTAGCCAAAGAAGATGCATCCGATACGAAGGGCGCCCTAAAAAAATCAGAGGGAAGAGACTTTAATAACGATATTTTATTTGCACAAGAAGAGCTTGAGAATGCCAACAACGATCTTGAAAGGAAAAAACACCACTGCGAGACTATCAAGTTCAACATTTCTCAATGTAATAAAGAAATGGGAGAAATAAATGAAAAGATAAAGTCAATTCCTGCCGAAATTATAGATGTTATGAAAGTTCAACAAGAATTAAATGACAAAAAGAACCAATTAATCTCCGTTTCAGACCAAAATAGTGAGTTTTATATAGAAAGAGATGCAGATAAGGAGAAATATCGAAAGATTCTTCTTTTTTTGGGAGAATTTGATAAGAAAGCCCTCTTTGAGAAACAGGAAAGGGTTCATGAATTATTAAATCAACTAGTAATCTTAGAAAATTCATTGAGTGTAGAAGAGGAAGAGCTTAAAAGAAATAAAAACAAGCTCCAGTTGCTTCAGGGAATTCCCTGTGGTACCGCACATCCCAAATGTAAATTTATTAAGGATGCATATGTTTCTAAAGCAACCATCCCACTCAACGAAAAAGAGGCCGAGAACCTCTCGGGGCAAATTGATGACCTGAACGACGATATTGAGGAGATTAACCCCGATGAAGTTGAAGATCATATAGGAAAATACAATGAAATTGTTAATAAAAAGAATGCACTGTCCAATAAAATAACAAATTATGACCTTAAAATAGAGAAAAATGTTAGTATCATTAAAAACTTGATGTCTGAAATAGAAATATCAGAAGAAAAGGTCTCAGAATATGAACTAAATAAGGAAATTATTGAAAATCTGGGGAATTTGTCACAAAAGTTAAGAGGCTTAAAAATCAAATCACAAAATTTTCAAAGCAATCATGAAAAGTGTACATCATCTATTCTGGATATATATAAGTCTGTCGGATCTTTAGAGCAAAAAGTTAATAATTTGATAACTCAGAGGAACGAATACCTTGATTTACAGGAAGAATTCTCTTCTTATGATCTTTACCTGCGCTGCATGCACCCAAATGGGATAGCCTATGATGTTATTAAGCGCAAATTACCCGTAATCAATGATGAGGTTGCCAAAATCCTGGCAAATATCGTTGATTTTGAGGTTTTCTTCGAGGATGACGGTAAAAGACTTGATATCTTTATTAAACATCCACGCCACGAACCTCGTCCGCTAGAAATGGGGTCTGGAGCCGAGAAAACAATTGCCGCCATGGCAATTCGCTTGGCTCTGTTAAGTGTTTCTTCTCTTCCAAAGTCGGATTTCTTCATTCTTGATGAACCTGGGACGGCCCTGGATGAAGATAATATGCAAGGGTTTGTTGACATACTTGATTTGATTAGATCATACTTTAAGACCGTCCTTCTTATCTCCCATCTGGACAGTCTTAAAGATTGTGTTGATATGCAAATTGTAATTGACAAGAAAAATGGGTATGCTTTTATCCAGCAATAGGACTAATTATAGAGTATAAAAGGAGGGTTTATGACCATGGTAGAAACAGCAAAAGGTGTAATTGATATCGCACTTGAAAAGATGGTTTCCCGCAAGTTGCTTGTTTGGGCAACCGCTACTGGTCTTATGTTTACTTCTCACATCGATAGTGGCGATTGGCTCATTCTGAGCGCGCTGTATATCGGTGGTCAATCTGTAATCGACGCGATTGTTAAATTGAAGGGAGCCTAAAAGATGAAACTAACAAAATCCCAGTTAAGAAGGCTCATCAAAGAGGAGCTTAATGAAATGATCAGCGATCAAGAAAAGGAAAAGGAAAGAGCCAGTCTTGAACACAAATTCAAGGTTGATGGAATTATGAAAAGAGTTATGGAACTCTCTGATGAAAATCCACTATCTGATAGTGTTGGTCATATAGGCACCAAAAATATATTTTTGACACACCTTCAAGATATTAATTTTGATTGGGCTTCCCCTTCTGCTACAGAAGACGAAGTAGAAAATATATTTCGTCAATGGCACCCAAGGATAAAATAAAAAATTGATTAATATCAACATTGGAGATTTATTTAAGTCGGTCGGCATGTTCTTAATTAAAAACTGGCAAGGTGTCGGCTTGGTTATTATGATTATCCTCTTTTTTATAACAAAAAATGATTATTCATCACTCAAAAAGTCGATGGATGTAATGAGTACAAGCTATGAAGAGCAGATTGCAACATTGGAAGCTCTCCACCAAAAAGAGTTGGCCGCCCGAGAAGAGGCTATAGCCAAATTTGAGCGTGATCTGATAAATCTGACAGAAAAATATAATGAGTCGGTAGCCGATTTAAGCAAAAATAAAGAAAAAGACATAAAAAAGTTCATCAGAGATTTCGACGAGCAGCCAGAGGAGTTGGCCAGAGAAATTGAGGAGGCTTTTGGATTTGAATATGTGGAGTAAAATCACATTATTGTTTCTTTTTGGTTTTTTAAATTCAGCACAAGCTGCCGATGGCAAATTTACCTTTATTCAAGAAGGAAAGGCAGCACCCTTTACTGGAACATTATTTGATCCCGAGGCAACAGCCAGATTATTGGCAAATCACAAGTTTCTAAAAGAAGAATATGATTTAAAACTCGGATTCGAACTGCAAAAGCAAGAAGCACAATGCCAACTTAAAATTGATCAACTAAATATTACAATTGACACAGAAAGAGAAAGATTCAATTCAACATTAGTTTTAAAAAACACAGAAATCGAGCAATTAAACAAGATCATCCGAAAGAAGCCTGGAAAGAACGCCCTTATTTGGGGTGTTATCGGAGGCTTTGCAATTGGTGTCGGGGCAACTATTGGAATAACATATGCGGTGAATAAATGAAAAAAGACTTAAATGAAGTTGCCAAATATGAAAATGCTATTTCTAAGAAATATGGGAAAGAAGCAATACAGCACCCAAAAGCCGACTGGGATGATGAAAAAGAAAAAGATTATCAGCAGCAAATCCGCGAATTACACAAAAAAGAAATAAAACATCGAGAAAATAATGAAAAAGTAGAAGTTGATGGAGTTTTAATATCTAAAAAACTAATTAATAAAGACAATAATAGGATTTGTCAAACATGTCGTTCTTATTCTTTTGATTCGCGTGATGATGTTTATATGACAAAATTTGATTGTTGTTTTAAGTGCTACATTCAGTGGGTCGAAGGTCGCGAGGAAAGGTGGAAGTCTGGATGGCGCCCACAACAAAAGGAATAAAATAATGAAACTTACAAAATTTCAATTGAGAAAAATTATCAAAGAAGAGATTGGAAAGGTTATCGAAGGCGCGCCCTCTGACGCTTTCGGAGATACGGAAGGAGAGAAATATTGGGGAAAGGCTGCTGAATTGGGTGGTGAATCTGGAGAACTTCCAGATCTCGGGACATCAAAGACTAGTGCTAGAGATGCTCTTCTTGCCATCGGTGCTCTGGCACTGCAATCTGGAATGACAAAAGAAGAGGTCCTAGAGGCCCTAACTCAGAGTCTATAAAAAAGAAAAAGGAATTAAATAAATGGCTACAACATTAGAAATTATTACAGGGATTAATCAGGCAGCAGCAAATGCCTACGATGGATCCCACGACGAGCGCTTCGTAACCGGAGATGTCAAAAAGATTGGTCTAAATCGGGAAGAGGGCTGCCCAATCATTGATAGTCGGGTTTCTGATGGTTTCGGCGTGAAAATTGTCGGAGACATGCTCCAAATTAACTATGAATCAAATGTTGCCCTGTCTTCTGTTTATGCAGTTGGCTTTGAGGAAGAGTGCGAACGCAAAATTCAACAGATCGCAGACTTTTTGAAGAAGGAATATAAGGCTATCACTGGAAAATCACTCTCAATCACTCCACAAGGCGAAGCAAAGTGCCTCGTCCAGAATACATCAAGAGTGAGAACATTTGTGACAGCACACAAGATGTACAAGATTGGCGGAATGAAGCAGGTTACCACCCTTGGTGAGGCAGTGACCGACACGATGGCTGTCAATTACCACAAATTTTTAAAAGAAGGCGGATTCGCCAAAGAATAAAAAATGTCATACACACTCTCCAAAAAGGAAATAGTAGCTGAAATACTAAAGTGTGGAAAAGATCCGATCTACTTCGTAAATAATTACGCAAGAATCTCACACCCGATCAAAGGTCTTATTCCATTTAAGACTTATGACTATCAGACTGACCTTTTAACAGATTTTAATGATTACCGCTTTAATGTAATCCTCAAAGCACGCCAGTTGGGCATCTCAACTATTGCTGCTGGCTATATTGTTTGGATGATGCTGTTTCATAGAGACAAGAACATCCTCGTTATGGCCACAAAATTCAAAACAGCGGCTAATCTTGTCAAAAAAGTCAAGGCAATTATGAAAAATGTCCCAGACTTTCTTCTTATCGCCAATATATCAATTGATAATAGAGCGTCTTTCGAGCTTTCCAACGGTTCACAAATTCAAGCAGCCTCAACTTCCGGCGATGCTGGTCGTTCCGAAGCACTTTCTCTTTTGGTGATTGATGAGGCCGCACACGTTGAAAACCTAAGCGAGCTTTGGGCCGGCCTGTATCCTACAATTTCAACTGGTGGTCGAGTGATCGCTCTTTCTACTCCAAATGGTGTTGGAAACTGGTTTCACAAGACATATAGCGAGGCAGCGGAGGGGTCAAACGACTTTCACCCCGTTGTGCTGAATTGGGACGTTCACCCTGACCGAGATCAGGAATGGTTTGAGAAAGAAACAAGAAATATGTCCAGACGAGAGATCGCTCAGGAGCTTGAATGTAACTTCAATACATCAGGCGAGACAGTTATTCATCCGGATGATATCAAGTGGCTGGAGAATAATGTTAAAGACCCCAGATACAGGACAAGTTTTGACAGAAATATGTGGATTTGGGAAGAATATAATCCCGAATGCACTTACCTCCTTGTTGCCGATGTCGCAAGAGGAGACGGGGCAGATTATTCTGTTTTTCACATCATCAAATTAGATACAATGGAAGTTATAGCAGAGTATCAAGGAAAACCCAGTTTAGATATGTATTCCAGCATTTTAATGCAGGCTGGCAAAGAATATGGTAATTGTTTGTTGGTTGTTGAAAATGTTGGCATTGGCATTTCCGTTTTGGAAAAATTAATTGAGTTGCAATATCCGAATTTATATTATTCGATAAAGGGTACCCATGAATATGTAGATAGCCACCAGGGAGCAACGAACAACTCTGCTGTCCCAGGATTTACAACATCTTTAAAAACCCGACCTCTTATCGTTGCAAAATTAGAAGAATTCATTAGAAACAAACTAATTAAAGTATATTCGGTTCGCTTTTCTAACGAATTGCGAACTTTTATTTGGCACAATGGCAAACCTCAGGCGATGAGGGGATATAATGATGACCTTATTATGGCATTAGCAATTGGTTGTTGGGTGAGGGATACAGCATTGAGTGTTAATAAGAGAGAATTAGAATATAAAAAGGCGTGTTTGGATTCCATGATTAGAGTTAATACAAAAATTAATACAACAATCCCAGGAATGCAGGGATATAATAGAAAAGAAGCATTAGATGAGAAGATGTTTAAAGCAAAAGAAGATTATGAACAATATTCTTGGTTAATAAAAGGATAAAGAATGGCCGACCAAAAGAAAAACCCCAATAACTCACAATCAGAACTTTTTAGGAGATTAACGAGATTATTTTCGGGTCCAATCGTAAACTGGCGTACCCAGATGAATCGAAAGATTCGAAGAACGGCACTTGACAAATATTCAACAGATTTCAGATCAGCAAGTGGTCAACAATTTAAAAAATCAGAATATAGCCCCTTTGATGTCATGCATTCGAAGATCATGGCTCAACAAAATAGAGCCGAGAGATATATTGATTATGAACAAATGGAATATATGCCAGAATTGGCCTCCGCAATGGATATTTATGCTGATGAAATGACAACACACTCTGCTCTTTCTCCTATGATGGATATTGAGTGCCCAAACGAAGAAATCAAAGCGGTTCTTCGCTCTCTTTATGAAAATGTTTTAAATATTAATCATAATTTGTTTGGATGGTGTCGCTCAATGTGCAAATTCGGAGATTTTATTCTTTATATGGATATTGATGACCGTATCGGTGTAAAATCTGTCATCCCAATCCCACTGAAAGAGATTGAAAGGATGGAGGGCGAAGATCCTACTAATCCAAACTACGTCCAATACCAGTGGAACTCTGCTGGTATGACTTTTGAAAATTGGCAAATTGCTCATTTCCGAATACTTGGAAATGACAAATATTCCCCATATGGTACCTCCGTGATGGAATCTGCTCGACGTATTTGGCGTCAGTTGGTTCTTATGGAAGATGCAATGATGGCTTATCGGATTGTCCGTTCAGCAGAACGAAGAGTTTTTTATATCGATGTCGGAAATATTGCCCCGCAAGATGTAGAAACCTTCATTCAAAAGACAATTACATCTATGAAACGAAATCAGGTTGTTGATGCGAATACGGGAAGAGTCGATTTGAGATATAACCCTCTTTCGGTTGAAGAAGACTACTTTGTTCCAATTAGGGGAGGAGAATCATCTAAAATTGAGTCACTTCCTGGCGGTCAATTTACTGGTGATATTGATGATGTGAAATATCTTCGAGACAAAATGTTCTCTGCGATAAAGATACCGTCCGCATATTTGTCAAGTGATACAGAAAGTGTGGAGGATAGGACAACACTTGCACAAAAAGATGTTCGCTTCGCAAGAACCATCCAAAGACTCCAGCGCTCTGTTATTGCCGAGTTGGAAAAGATTGGAATCGTTCATTTATATACTTTGGGATTTAGAGGCGATGATTTAGTAAGTTTTCGATTAAAGTTAAATAATCCATCCAAAATTGCCGAACTTCAAGAATTGGAGCACTGGAAATCAAAATTTGATATTGCCGGCGGCGCCACCGAAAACTTTTTTAGCCGTCGTTGGATTGCTCAAAACCAAAACATTTTTAGTCTTTCCGAAGAGGAGTTTGTTAGAAACCAAAGAGAAATGTTCCACGATAGAAAATATGAAGCAGAACTTAATGCCGCAGGAGAATCTGCCGCCGAAGCCGCTGCTGGAGGGTTTGGGGATCTCGGCGCCGACGATCTTGGCGATCTCGGCGATCTCGACGATCTCGGCACCGGTGAAGACCTTGGCGATCTCGGCGCCGGCCCAGACCTTGGCGGTGAAGGGGAAGAGGGCCCCCTTTTGGCAGCCCCAGCGAAGCGAAATGATGATCGTGACGATAGAAACCGCCGATATACTAAAAATTCTTTAGGAAAAAAGGCCAAAGGAAAGAGATATGTTCCCACCCCGATTGACGGGAGAAATGGCAGAGAACAAAATTATACAGCCATGGCATTTCCAAGAGCAAAGGAAATAGTACCAGGAATGGAAAACTTAATGGGTCTTTCTCGGGGTATTTACGAAACTAAACAACCTAATTATAATAAAGAAGAAGCTCTTTTGTTTGAAGCAAGCTCAAGAGTTAAAGATTTAGTCGCAGAATTAGAAAACTTGGAGATTCAAATAGATGAAAATGAAACACAATAAGAAGCGCAATAGCGCTTTTATTTTCGAGGTGCTAATCAGGGAACTGGCCAAAACCATTATGGAAAAAAATGATAATAAGAAAAAAATTATTATGAAGCTCATTAAGGAACACTTTAGGGGAAATACTGTTTTGGCTAAGGATATGGATATTTATAAATCAATTCTGGACACCAAAAACGTCGAGAGGCATACAGCGGAAAGATTAATTTTCGAATCAAGAATGCAGAAAAAGACTATCAATCATCGAGAACTTTTCAAAGAACAGACGGCGATAATCGACAAAATAAATAAATTTATATCTCCAGAGGCATTTTCCAATTTTATTCCAAATTATAGAGATTTGGCAACAGTTTTTCAAATTTTTAATCCAAAAGTAAAAACAAAACAAAGAGTATTGTTGGAAAATCATATGATCAACATTATGATTACCGAAGAAGAGCGCGAAAAAGAATTTTTAAAACCAATTGACAACCTAACTTATAAAACATTTGTTCAAAAGTTTAATGAGAAGTATTCTAATAAGCTAATAAAAGAACAAAAAGAATTATTGAGTAAATATATCGGTTCCTTTGCTGATCACGGTATCGAATTGAAGATGTTTTTGAATGAGGAAATCCCCAGACTTACAAATATCGTCAAAAATTCTCTTAATTTGAAAGAAATCAAAAATGATCAAGATATGGTGGAAAAGACAAAAAAAGTTATTAAAATTTTGGAAACGACATCAAGGAGAGTCTTGGATAATAAATTTGTTCATGATATTTTAAAAATTCAAGGTCTCGTTAAGGAACTGGCTTAAATGGCAATTACAATCCAGATTGGAAAAGCAGCGCGCCAAGAGAAAATTACTTTAGAATTAAAAGCTAGAAAATCTCTTGATGGAAATATTATGATCTTTGATCACGAAGAGATGGATATCGTAATTATGCCGACTAAGAGCAAGGTTGTAACTTTTGCCAAGAATGATTATTCTGAAACCGTTTACGAGGCTCAAAATAGACTATTTGAATTTTTAAAACGAAATGGTGTTGTCGAATATGAGTCAATCAGAGGAGGCAGCGTTTATGGATCATTGGAGGGTTTAATTCCGACTTCTAAAAATAAAGAAATAAATCCAGTAGATTATACAATTTATGGTATTTATAAGTTCTTAAAAGAAGAAAAACCATATTATGATTACATCGATGATTATGAACAAATGCTTGACAATTATTATACACATCCGACAGATCAAGACTCTACAGAACTTGGTGAAGTGCCGCAAGCCTCTGAAAAGGGTTCAATCAAGCCCGGATATACTTATCAGCCATATTGGATGAGCTACATGCTCGAAGGAAAAGAAAAATGAAACTTACATCAAAACAATTGAGAAAGATTATTAAAGAAGAATTAGAAAATAGTTTAGAAGAAAGCCGCGAGCAACATCTTACCGGAATTGGAAACAAAATCAACCGGCTACAAAAAGCTCTTGAGGATGTGACTCGCTCTATTGCCAATGAAGAAGAAGCCGCCAACGGCGACGACACAATATTGATGGATATTCGAACTCAAAATAGTTATTTAGCAAAACAACAAGAGCAGACAAACTTGTCTTCTAAAATTTCACTACTCTTAAAACAACTTCGCCAACTACAAGATGCTCCCGAAGGGAAGGGGAATGTGGGGCAATTAGAGAGGGATTGAATTCAGCATGTCTCTTTTATATTTTATTTTGTCAGCCTACGGATTGACTCAATTAATCTGTTATGCCAAAATTTTTAATAAAATCCGACCAAGTGGCTACTTTTGGAGATGTCCAATGTGCACTGGCTTTTGGGTTGGTATTTTTTTATGTGGAATAAACCCTTTTACGGAACTATTTACATACGAACTTAATGTTATGAATTTCTTTATTTGTGGCTGCCTAAGTTCTGGAACTTCTTATATCTTAAGCACGGTATTTGGAGATAACGGCATAAATCTACGAGGAGGTGATTAACATGTTTATAA